TTTTAGTGGTATGTATCGTTATCTTCAATGCTCTGTTGAGGTAACTTTTAAACTTAATACTACGCCTTACCACCAAGGTGTAGTCTGTATAGGTTGGGCACCACAATTAGTCCCTAATGCATGTTTTACTAAATATTATGCACCGCAAATGGATGGCACGTTTTTATCTGCTTCAGTACAAGATCAAGCTGTAATTACTATGCCATTTTGTTCATCACGTCCTCATTATGATCTTTTAGGATCTTATCTTCAGAGTCATCCTAGTACAATTTGGATGGTTGTGATCAACACCCTTGTTCAAACGCAACCAAACATAACGGATACAGTCGACATTAGTTGTTGGATACAACTTAAAGATATCAAGGTATATGGCATTATTCCACAGCCCGTTCCCTCAGATATGAAAATTCCAGCAAAACGACGACTTTTGGCCTCAAAAACCAAACAACAAACAGATGACAATTCTTTTGAAGAACAAGCTTCCTTCAATCGTGGTAAAACAAACAAGGAATCACAAGCTAAACAAGAAGTCGGTATTTCAGCAAAAGGGATAGTTGAAGCAGTTACACCCATGCTTTCTTCTGTTCCAATTGTTGGTGATATTGTTAAATTAGGTTCCATACTAATGAACATGTCAAAACCCACTTCTGACCAAGCCACAACTTTTACCATGAATCGAGAAAATCGAGGTCATTCAATGCAAACTGGACAAGATTACTCTGAGCCGCTAAGTCCATTCCCTTCTTGGAATGTATCAAAAGATTTAGGACTCGAATCTTCGGAAATGTTAGCAGTTGATTTTGCGAAGAAACCATGTATGCTTTATCAACTAACCGCCCAAACAAAAGGCATTTTGGACCAACTTGTAATTCATCCCATGAATTACTTTGTAAGTACGCAAAGGACAGAACCTGATTACCTAGCGTTTACGACCTCAATGTTTAATTATTGGCGCGGTTCTATTAAACTTCTTTTCCAGTTTGTAGGATCACCTTTTTATTCTTGTAGATTTAGGATCACAGTATCACACACCAATGCAGTTCCAGTAGCAATTGGTGATGGTACAGGACACTTTTCCCGTGTCGTCGATGTAAAAGGAGATACATGGTGTAGTATCACAGTACCATATCTTAACAAAAGAGTATGGTCATACACCACTGAAAGTTATGAGCCCACTTATCATGACTATTCTTATCTTACAATCGAAGCACTCACAGATGTTATGGGAAGTTCTTTACCCTCCACAGCCAAAATATTTATCAACATATTTAGAGGCGCAGGTAATGACTTCCAATTAGCAGGACCCCGTGATGCTCAGGGAATAGATCCACCCACAACACAACCCAATCGAAATTCTCTATTAACAGAGGATATGTTTTTCGAAGAACAGTGTTCTCTCAAGAAAAAGTTTACAGAAACTTTTGAGGGAATCACTGACCAGCAAACAGGAATGATGGAAACAGGATTACTTATGTCAAGCACAGCATCGACATTATCCGACCTTTGTAAATCTTTTCAAGATTACAATGCACCACCCACATTCCCTAGCTTTTCATATCCTAATACCAGTGGAAGCCCAGCTATGCAGAAACAGCCCTTGTTTTTCTTAGCTTCAGCTTTCCTATATTGGCGAGGCAGCCGGCGTTTTAAGGCTACCCTCGCAACGGCAATTAATTCCAAAAGAGTTACTTTGCTAAATTTCGATTTATCAATTAGTAGATCAGCACCCACTGCTCTCTACGACCAATGCATGGCATCAGCTGTCGTTCCTTGGGATTCAGTAGAATCTTATTTTCCTACAGATGGGAGAGATTTTATAAATGCTTTTACGTATGCGCGTCCGCGTGTATGTTTTGTATCACCTTTTTTGAGTGATCTAGGCACTTTTCAATTTTTCTTAGCTGGAGGAGATGATTTTCTCTACTTTTTCCCAGTACAGCCCTTTGTCAGCTCACTTTTTACACCCGAACCTAGTAAGTCTGGTACCAAAAAGACTTAGAATGGTGACCCCACGTTTATGAATGCGTGTGGCCCAAGAAAACGCACCATTCTCACCTATAAACACATTATCGTTAGAACACCTTAGTTAGTTAGTTA